AACCAACGGATCGGGAGCCCCGGCACCTGACAGTTCGCCAGATAGTTGTTTAACCTGCTGCAATCCTTCTGCTACAAACTGAGCAGTCATCTTCTCAACTTCTAACATTTCGTCATCTGTTGCAGGTTGGCCACCTTTTTGTTGCACTTGTTGTAAATATGCAACAGCCGCTTGTTCTTTAGCAGCAATCTGTACGTGTTCCATAACATGCTTCTGCAAGCTAATAGCAACAGGAGGCATACCACCAACCATAGGTGATGCGCCAAATACCAAGTGTGCCGTAATGTGCGCCTGATGGTTTTGTCCTTCAAAGGCATGTAGCTCCAACATATCTAGAGCGTTAATGTTTTCCTGTGCAGGATCAATAGGTACAGGCTCGTCTGTCGGAACCGCTTTCATTATACGGTCAACGTCAGTTACGCCAAGTGCCTCGTACATATCCCGATACACTTCGTTTAAATTGTGAAGCTCCGGCGCTTGTGACGCCAGTTGTAGTTTAGTCTGCGCCATTACAATACGCTGCGCCTGACTAAATACGTTAGGATTACTAACCGGTACTACGTCTACACGGTCATCAAAGTCCTCCCGCATGATGCTTTCGTCACCACCCGGTACAGTATATGGATACTGCTGGGGTAAACTTTCAGACATCACACGCGCAAGAATCTTAAACTCCTGCTTCATTGCATAGTGCAAACGCTTATGCACAGCACTCATTACACGAGTACCCTGCTCCATCATAGCGATGGTTGTACCTACCGCAGCTTGCTGATTACCGTCACCAACCTTGAGGTCCGTGATCGTCGCAAAACGCTGTCCAGCCTCTACTACAAAACCAAGTAGGTTAAATAATGTTTGGTCAGGACCTTTAAATGGCAGCGGCATAAGGCTGTCACGTATAGCCCCTCCGGGTGCGTCCACATCTCTGAACTCACCGGGCTGCAACGGATCGTCATCGTCCCTGATCCGTAGTCCGCGGGCCTTGAAGCCTGCTGGCAGATTAGACAACGTACCGGCGTCGATTAACTGTCGCAGCGCCGCTGTAGCGGTTCGTGACAAACCACCAATCGTATGGATCAAACCTAACCCGTAGAAACCGAATCCCGGTAAAAACTTAAAGTGGGTAAAGTATTGTATCTTTCTTTTTAACTCGTCATCTTCTTGGTAGTTACGACGGATCGACAACACCTGACCATTGTCCTCGGACAACGTTACAACGTAAGGAACCTTAATACCTGTGGGTTCGCCCTCGTCATCAAGCTCTTCGTAACCTTCCAAGTCTAAATCGACGTGGCATTCTAAAATTGTGCAGTCATAATCTATCTGATTAGGTTCCAGACCTTCAATACGGTCCATCTCACCTTCTAAATCAGACAATTCTTTCTGTGCTGGGATAACTTCAACGTCTAAATACGAGCCACCAATCTGTCGTTTGCGCAGATCGTTAAGTGACATACGCACTACTTGCGTAATATTAGGACATGTTTCGAGGTCCGAGGTCTCATAAGGAACAACCAAGTTCTCCGCTGGGACAAACTTAGATACCGCACGACCTAACGTTTCATCAAAATAAGTCTTCTTAAACGTAGAACCCGCCAACGGGAGATAAAACAACATCTGATCCATGTCAGGTGTGTATTCTTCCATAACACTCGTGATGTAGTAGTTCATAAACTGACGTACACGCGAGGCTTGCTGGTTCTTAGAAGTGGATTCTTTGCCCATAACTACAGTACGGACGGGACCCGAAGCAGGTAATAGTTCGTTAAAAGCTTGTGCTTGGAACTGAGTAGCCGCTTCAGCAAGTAACGGGTGCGTTACTGCGGAGGCTCCACGAAAAGGCTGAGTACGCTCATCGTAAGTAAAGCCTAAAAGCTCTAAACCGTTAGTATAAGCATCTTCCCACTCTTGGCGACTTGCTTTGTTAGCATCAAACTCACCAAGCAAATCACTGGAAATACGTGCCAACTCTCTGTCTGGCATCTCTTCTGCCAAGTTAGCATAAAAATCTTCACTGACACCACGCTGGTCCTGTGGGTCAAAATCAATAACGACACCGCCGTCATCTTCTGGGCTTATCTCAATGGAGCCAACATCTTCAGCTTCAATGTCTGCCATCACTACGTTAGCACTATCGGGCAATTCGATCTCTACTTCAGCCGCTAAATCGTCCGGGTCTAACTGTGATGGTACGTCCATCAACCCTGCGTTTGGTTTACCATTTGCCATTGCTACTCCTAATATTCCGATATGAAGTAGCCGTATTGATCTCTGGGTATATAGAGATCGGGGCCCTTCTCGGGACTCTTGAAACTACGATCATTCGCAGAACGTCCCATAATTACATCTAGCTGTTTAAATATCTTTGCGTCTACCATCTTTGCTAACTGAGCAGGCGTCGCATCTATACCAGCCGCTTTAAAAATTGAAATACCTACCGCGTTGTTCCGCTTATCCATAGCACGATGTAGGCGATTTGAGAAACCAATATCTTCTCCAAGGTTTCCTACCGTCATTGCGGTCTTTGGGCCGTAGTCCGCGGCCATCAAAGCACTACCCAACATGTGCCCACGAGTGTCCGCTAGTTCTTGAGGGGTGGGTAAATCTTGGCGACCGGCTGGCCGACCATGACGATTTGGACCCTCTATAGGGTCTTGAACTAACGGATAGTCGTAGTCTTGTTGAAGGGTTTCGTAAAAAGTATTACCTTCCGGATAATATGTTTCACGGGCCTCGGAATTTGGATTACCAGATGCTCTTATTTCAGACTGTCTGTCCGCATCGAACCGTGCGCCTTCAGGAGGAGAAGCAAAAGGTGTATATTGTTCTGCAAAGAAGGTTCCTACGCCGCGTTCGTCAAATTCTTCTTCTTGTACAGGTGGAGGTAATTGCTCACCACCTAAAACGACCGTAGCTCCGCCGTCCTCAAAGTAGGAGACAAATCCGCCCGCTCCAAGATTTACCGCGGCACTATTCATTTGCAGGCCTTCCATAAAAAAAAGTTAATAATACGCTTTCACTTTAGCATGGTTTTCGTCATCTTCCCAGTCATCTGTTGGCAGTTGTACAAAGTTTCCTTGTCTATAGCGCATAAGCGCCTGTGTCATACTATCTACCAAATCATCGTGTTCTCCATTAGGAAAAGCAGCTACTTCTTCGATTAACTCGTCCGAAAAAGTCTCGTCGGGGGCCCAAACCATCCCTGCTTCAAACAATGGCGATACACTATGTACTCGACTCACCTTATCGTTACCGCGGCTCGGTGTAAAGTTTACAACTGGTATGCCCATGTTTCTTAACTCGTGTGTCAAAGGCAGTCCACTAGCTTTGGCTTCAACAATAACAGTATCTGGTTCCCAAAACTTATAGTTGTCAAGAGCAACTTGTTTCAACTCAGGAAAATCCCAACGTCCCTTTTTACTATCCAATAGGATCAGGTTGGGACCCGAACCACCCTCATTGGGATAAAACACCCCCCACGTTGTAATTGCAGAATAGTCCGCCGTTTCCCTTTTACTAAACGCCGTATCGTAACTTTGAATCACATATTCCAATTGCGGAATCTTTTCAGGCTCCCAAACACGCCACCACTCACGTCGAATGATCGCATTTTCTTCACCCGTAGGATTTTGTTGATACTGCGCGTTCCACTTAGACGGAGGAATTGACGCTTTTACCGCGGTCAAATCTTCAAGACTCCAATACTCAGGCCAGCACGGAGTCCCATCTTCAAAAATTGCAGGCAACTCCACAACTTCCCATTGGTCCGCCAACGGGTCTTTTGCCATAGCTCGAAGCAATTGCCCCGTCATGTCCTTCTCAGACCATCTAGTCTGAACAATAACGATTGACCCGCCCGGCTGTAAACGCTGTCTAGGACCACCTGTGTACCAATCCCACGCATCATCAAAGCCAGTGTTGCTCATCGCCGTCTGCTCCGAGTGCGGATCATCAATAATCACCAAATCACCACCACGACCAGCCAAGTTCGACCCAACACCCACCGCGTAATACATTCCACCCTTGTTCGTGTCCCACCGACCAGAGGCCTTACTGTCCGCAGCAAGCTTAACTTCAGGGAAAATATCCTTGAAATCGTCACTCTCAATCATGTTTTTTGTCTTACGACCAAAGTTAACCGCTAATTCTGTCGTGTGCGTCGCCTGAATGATCTTCATTTTCGGATTACGGCCCATCATCCACGCCGGGAACAAGAAGGATGCGAACTCAGACTTCGTGTGCCGCGGTGCCATGTTGATGATTAGGCGCTTTAACTCGCCACGAGCAACACGATCTAGCTTCTCAGCAATGATTTTGTGATGACGACCCGCGATAAACTCAGGCCAAACGGTTTTTACGAAAGTTAAAAAATCATCTTGGCACTTCTCGTTCTTCTCAAGCTGCGCGAGCCGTAGCTCAAGCTTCAGTTTTTTGTCTTCTAGCAACGTGTTTTGCGCTGTACTCATAGGGGTCCCTAGCTAATTTTTCATACGCAGTTTTCAATGTTTCACGTGAAACAATTTGCGATGTTCCACGTGGAACATATCACGCATTATATGCGATTTTAAGCACAAATATAAGACAGTTAATTCTGATTCAAAAAATATGGTAATTATTCGTCAGAAACATGGCCCAAGCCTCCGTCTCGTAAGCGCGGGGCCATGCGCGGCGGATCGCGCTCGTTGGCTGCTGGTCTGCGCAGCTTGACCCGATAGCCGGGGGACCCGGAGCGATTACCCCGGCGGATGGATCACGGCCCACGGCCAGCGGATCGAAGGCGACCGGCGGCGGATAACTGGCACCGGCCACGGTGCAACGTCCGCGGTTTAACTTTCACCGGCTGGGGTGCGGGGATCACGGCCAGCGGCCCACGGCCCGACGCCATCGGCCACGGGTTCGCGGCCCGTAGGTTTGGGAACTGGTACGCGGGGCGGGGCCCGCCGTATTTAACTGTTTAACACGGGCATAAAAAAGCCCGCACGGTGGCGGGCTTAGTGTCGGCGGATAGGTGGCGTTAGTGGCCAGCGTCAACCAGTTGCTGGGCCAGCTTCTGCGCTTTAACGTAGGCGGCGTCGGCTTCGTCTTCGCGGCCTGACATCCCCATGATCCCGATCCATTGCAGTTGAAACAATAGTTTCTGCGCGGTGGTTTTCTCTTCGGTTTGCTTTGCGGCTTCCATTAGTCGAACCTCGCTATTTTAGTTTCACGGGTTGCACGGTCGCGAATTGCGGCGATCCCGTACTCGTAAACGAAACACTCGAAGCCCTCGAAGAT